GGGTTGAATTTAACATGGGTTGCTATGGACACTATGTTCAATGCCAACACTGTTTTTACAGGAGTTCAATTCAGCCAAGTTTAGAACAATCCGACGCGGCCTGGAACGCCGCCAACCCGAAGGAGGGCAACACAGATGAGTGAGTATGACCGCCAGATGGAGCAAATTCGGGAGCAACAAGCGTATGAACGGTTTGTTGAACAGCAGCAGGAAGAAGAATACTACCGACAGCTACGCGAACAGGAGGACGAAACCCATGAGTGAAGACCAAAGAGAAATGTTTGATTTGGTTATACAGCCTCGTAGTATAGCCCGGTTGATCGATGTTGACGCGATTTCATTTACGGGATCATATATCGGATTATCCAAACAGTGCTGTGGCAGGGTCGGAAAGCGCGTTGAGTTTGCGACTAGCGGGATTAGTATACTGGCGGTGAAGCCAGCTCAAAATGGTTGTACTGGTTATAAGGTGCACGATAATACTCACGGTGTCTACTACGTCAACGGAGCGTTCCCCAAACGCCTCGTTGAGTCAATACAACGAGGATTTTACGTATACTACAGTCAGCAAGGGCCATGGTCTATTTACAAGAAAACGGAATAACGAAAGACCCCGCTTAATCGCGGGGCCTTTTCATTTTGCGATTATCTGTATATGGCTCGTTTTTGTCAATCGTCCAGATCACATAACCGCCTATAGTTTCGCGCCGGGCGCTGGGAAAATCGCCGTTTTGTGCTTTCTTGAGCACGCTGGATCGGTCACGTCCGATCAGCGCGGCATACTCCGCGAGGGTAATCCGGTTGTTACCCATACCTTAGAACTCCGTTACAGATTCAGCATTGGACTTTTCTGCTTCCCAATCATACACATCCCCAACCCCTTGGCAGGCGGCAACTTCTTCGGCGGTTTCACACCCCTCGGCGTTCTCATAGTGGGCATCCTTGGCAACTTCCAGCGTCAGTGGATCATCAAACGCGGTTTCATTGTAGATATAGGCTTTTCCAGAATCGTCAACAAATGCTACCTCGCTACCCGCGTTGGTTTTTACAAAATACCGTTTCATAGGTTACCTCCCGGCCCGGCGGCTTCTTCCGCCCGCGGCTTTCTTCTTGGCTCTATTATTGCACAACGTTGTGCAATTATCAATACCCAAAATAGAAAAATTTTGAAAAAGGCTGAAACGTCGGTGGGGCGCGGGGAAGCAGTCTTTCCCGCTACACTTAATTTGCGAAAAGCGAGGTGTGGATATGGCGAAGATTGACTGGGCAGCGATCAAAGCTGAATACATCAGTACAACCGTATCCACCCGCGTTCTGGCCGAAAAATACGGTGCTTCTGCATCCTCTTTAATGAAACGCGCAGCATCCGAAAAGTGGAGCGCGGAGCGTAAAAAGCAGGGAAGCAAAATTGAAGAAAAAGTGAAGAAAAAGGTTGCTTCCAAAATTGCTTCCGACAAGGCCGACCGCCTCACCCGCCTGCTATCTATCGGGGATGATCTGGCCGATAAGCTGCACCAGTCCGTAGGCGAGCTGGATCAGTATAAGGTAACCCACAGAACTCGCACAAAGACCATCACATATGGCGAGAGCGACGACAAGGGAAAGCCTTACCCCACAGAAGAGATTGTCAGGGATGAGGAGCAAATCGGCATAGGCATCGGCCCGATTGATCGGTCAGGCGTGAAACAGCTTGCATCGGCGCTGAAAGACCTGCGAGACGTGATGCACATCGACGCTGACGAGAAACACGATGAGGACGGTAACGGCCTGTTGATCCGCTTCGAGGGCGGGGAGAACGCAGAGGAGGCGAGCAAATGAGCACGCTTACACTGCAATCGCCTAACCCCAAACAACTACTGCTATTTCAGGATCGGCATAAATACATTGGATATGGCGGTGCTCGCGGCGGCGGCAAGAGCTGGGGCGCGAGAATCAAGGCTGTTCTGCTGGCCGAGCAGTATGCGGGAATCAAAATACTGATCGTCCGTAAGACGTTCAATGAGCTTAAGCGCAATCACATTGACCCTTTGCGGGCGCTGTTGTCCAACAAATACGCGCGGTACAACGCCCAGGACAAAATCTATACCTTTCCAAACGGCAGCACGATTGAATTTGGCTACTGTGATACGGACAAAGACCTCGAACGGTATCAGGGCGCGGAGTACGATGTCATTTTTCTGGAGGAGGCTACGCAGCATATGGAGATCGTTTTTCAGGTGCTAAAGGCGTGCATCCGTGGCACAAACGGCCTGCCAAAGCGGATTTACCTCACATTCAACCCGGGCGGTGTTGGCCACGCATGGGTAAAGCGCATATTCATTGACCGGAAGTTTAAGCCCGACGAGAACCCCGACGAGTACAGCTTTATTCAGTCCTTTGTGGACGATAACACTGCGCTTATGGCCGTACAACCGGAATACAAGGCACAGCTCGCAGCCCTACCGGAGAAGCTCAAGCGTGCATGGCTGTATGGCGACTGGAATGTGTTCGAAGGCCAGTTCTTCGAGGAGTTTACGGACGATCCCAAGGGATACGATACGCACCTGTTCACGCATGTTATCAATCCGTTCCCCATCCCCCGCGACTGGCCGCGCTTCCGTTCCTTCGACTGGGGCAGTTTCCGCCCCTTCTCCTGCGGTTGGTGGGCCGTGGCGCCGTCTGGCACGCTGTACCGGATCGCCGAACGGTACGGATGCGGGCACGAACCGAATGAGGGCATTAAGTGGCCGCCCAACAAGGTTTTCGCAGAGATCAAAAGGATAGAGCAGGAACATCCATTGCTCAAGGGCCTGCGTGTGTCCGGCATTGCTGATCCCGCTATATGGGACGGCAGCAGCGACGAGAACGGCGTGACGCTCGCGGATATGGCCGCAAAACAAGGGCTGTATTTCGAGCCGGGCAACCACGCACGCATACCCGGATGGATGCAGGTGCATTACAGGCTGGCTTTCGACGAGGGCGGCAGGCCGGGCATGTACATCTTCAACACCTGTAAGGACACGATCCGTACGCTTCCCATGCTGATTTACGACGACCACAAGGTCGAGGATTTAGACAGCGACGGTGAGGACCATATCGCGGATGAAATTCGGTACATGTGCATGCGTAGTCCGATTGCCCCGCCGAAGTACGTGCAAAAACCGCCGAGGCCGATTAGCCCGCTGGACACCGACGACGACATCACATACATCAACCCGTACGAGTTCTACGCCCGGTCGTGAGGCACTATAGGAGGGATAACCGATGGATAATCAGACTACCAAACGCAAAAAGGCCGTAAAACAGCCCGTACAGGAGCCGGTTCCCGAGCCGGGGCAGGTCAGTCCTGCGGGCATTCAAGCAGGTCTGGGCGCGGATCAGATCGCGCAGTTCAAGGCACAGAGGGGCGCACAGCAGCCGGAACAGGGCGGTAATGTTGTCCCCGACGCAGCAGATGAGCCAAATGCTTCCACCTACTCCCCCACCATCATCGGGCCGGAGGAAATTAAGGAAGCGACTGCAACGCTGGCCCGGTATGAATCAGGGCGCGCAATGCTGAAACAACGCATTATTGACAACGAAAGCTGGTATCGTCTGCGTCATTGGCAACAGATCGTGAAACCAGCAGGAGGCAAACCCAACGTGAGCGACCCGGAGCCTACCTCGGCATGGCTATTCAACAGCCTTGCCAACAAACATGCGGATGCGATGGACAACTTCCCTGAACCGACCGTCCTTCCGCGCGAGGTAAGCGATAAGGGTGACGCTGAAATGCTCACCTCCATCATCCCCACAATCCTTGACCAGAACGGGTTTGAGCGCACCTACAGCGACGCATGGTGGTACAAACTCAAAAACGGCTTTTCCGTTGTCAGTGTCTATTGGGACAACGACAAGGATAACGGCCTTGGAGACATAGCCATACGCAAAATCGACGCGCTCAACCTCATCTGGCAGCCCGGAATTACGGATATTCAGGACAGTAAAAATGTGTTCAGCGTTGAGCTGGTTGACCGGGAATCGTTGTTGCAGCAGTATCCAGATAAGGGCGAGGCTATCCGCAGTTTCGTCATGGATATTAAACCATATCGGCAAGATGATCCCATTGACAATTCCGACAAGGTTCTTGTGGTTGACTGGTACTACAAAAAACGCAGCCCGACCGGGAAAGACATTCTGCATTACTGCAAATTCACGTGTGGTGAAGTGCTGTATGCTTCCGAGAACGATGCGGAGAAAAGAGAGCGCGGCTATTACGATCACGGGAAGTATCCGTTTGTTCTGGACGTGCTCTTCCCGGAGGAAAACACGCCTGTAGGCTTTGGATACGTTGATGTGTGCAAGTCTCCGCAGCTGTATATCGATAAACTGGACAGCATCTACATCAAGCACGCGGCGCTTGCGGCCCGTCAGCGGTTTCTGGCACGCAAGGATATCAACATCAACATGGATGAATTCAGCGACGGGACGCGGGATATTGTGACCTATGAGGGCAGCGGTAATCCTGCCGACATGTTCTATCCGATCAGCCTCCCACCAATCGACGGAAATTATCTTAGCTTGAAACAGCAAAAAATCGACGAGCTGAAAGAAACGAGCGGGAACCGCGACTTCTCGCAGGGCGGCACATCAAGCGGCGTAACTGCGGCAAGTGCCATAGCCGCAT